GCGTAATAGAGAAAGAATTAAAACAGATTGCATTTATCGAATATCTTGCTCGTTAAGAGCTAGGCTTCGTAATGCCCTACAGAACAACCAAAAATGCTTTACTACTTTTAGTCTATTGGGATGCTCTAGAGAAGAATTTAAAAGTTATCTAGAATCTAAGTTCTTATCAGGTATGACATGGGATAATTATGGGTCTGGAGACGATAAATGGAACATTGGCCATATCATTCCCTGTAGTCTATTTAATCTAATCGTAGCGGAAGAGCAAAAAGAATGTTTTCATTATACAAATCTAAAACCTCAGTGGGAGTGCGAAAATTTGTGTAATAATGATATCTTACCTAATGGAGAAAGGGCTAGGGATATCCCTAACTCCGAGAAAAAACAAAAAAGATTAGATCTGTACATAAATAATTGACTATGATATTCTGCCCCGACAAATATAAATCTGAAGTAAAAGATTGGAATAAAGAATTCTTATCTTTAGAAGGAGAATTGGATAATGAAACAGCTAAAATTACTTTAGCTAAATTTCTAAGATATAATTTAGATTTTACAGCAGAATGGGTTGCTGGCGTTCAATTGGCGCCATACCAACTTATCGCCCTTAAAGCCTTCTTTTTAAGAAACTATGTAATGTGTGTTTTTGGTCGCGGAGGCGCTAAATCTTTCCTTACTGCTTTAGGGGCGTTTTTAATTAGCATTATGGAGCCGGGAACAAACATTATTATTTGTGGCCCAGTTTTCCGGGTAGTTAAGAATATCTTTGGATACCTCGAAAAAATTCAGCAAAATCCCGATGCAATCCTGCTTAAGCAATGCCTTGGTAAGTATAACAAGGGAAATGATTTATATACTTGGCAAATTGGGGATTCGACAATTCGCGGCATCCCAAATAATGGACAGAAAACTAGGGGCATGAGAGCAAACGTCCTATTCGTTGATGAATTCTTCCAAATGTCAGAGCAAATTGTTAAAGAAGTTTTAACACCTTTTCTTGTCGCCCCAACAAATGTAAAAGATCGTATCAGAATTCGTCGCGAGGAAGACCAGATGATTCGCAAGGGGAAAATGACCGAAGCAGATCGTGTTCAGTTTGCGAATAGCACTAGAATGATATGCACGTCCTCTGCTTCTTACTCTTTTGAATATCTTTACCGTCTTTATCAAGACTGGACACAGAAAATATATTCAGAAGAAGAAGTTGCGGGTGCCACCTATTTTATTCAACAGGTAAGTTGGGATGCGGTTCCAGACTATCTTATGTCGAAAGAGGTTATCGAGGAAGCCAAGGGGGTTGACGAAAACAGCCCTGGATTTCGCCGTGAATATATGGCCCATTTTGTTGACGATTCTTCTGGATTCTTTAGTGCAAAGAAAATGTTCGATTTGACGGTTAAGGACGGAAATAAACCAAACCTCCTGATTCGCGGCCATCCTAATAAAAAATATCTATTATCAATTGACCCAAATCTAAGCAATAGTCCTAGCGGGGACTATTTTGCTATGGCGGTACTTGAAATAGATACAGAGAATGAAAGAGCCGTCCTTGTTCATAACTATGGTGTTGCGGGCAGCGATCTAAGCCAATATATAAAGTATTTTTATTATTTAGTTAATGCTTTTAATATTGTTTTAATTTGTTTGGATAATCAAGATGGTAAATTTATAGAGGCAGTAAATTCCTCATCTTTATTTAGTAACACCGGAACTAAATTTGATTTTATTAACTATGATGGTGATGGAAAGCCAGAGGAATTTCAGGCCATGCTCCAAGGCTGTAGGAATGAGTATAATCTAAATAGCAAAAAAATCTGTTTTAAACAGGTATTTACTCAAGATTCAGTAAGAAGAATAAATGAACAATTACAAACTTGGATAGACCGAAACAAAATAATCTTCGCATCTAAACTAACTGCTAGCGACGAATATGACTTCGCCTGTAGAGACGAGATTCCCTATCCCTTTGATGATGCCGACTTAGTTATAAATAGTAAAGAAAAATTTGTTTATGATCTAATTGATACTCAAGATGATTGGATATCTCAAGTTAAGAAACAATGCGCGATAATTGAGGTTAGCACGACCCCGATGGGAAAACTCTCCTTTGACTTGCCACAGATGCTAAAGCGCGATAGAAATCCGAAGCGGGCGAGAAAAGATAATTATACTACGTTATTGCTAGGAGTTGAAGCCGCTCAAGCCTATATTAATTTGATGAAAGAGCCGCCAGAACAAAAAGAAGCTATGTTTATTCCTAATATGTTCGGCAATAGCACTTACTAAGTCGTCGCTGGATAAATTAGGGATAAAATTATCCCTTTTTATTCCAAATTTATTCCATTTAAGTGTAATATAGGACATGCAGAATGAGAATTTGTGTCTAAATGGGGAAATATGGAGAAATATTAGGAATTATGAGGGATTATATCAGATATCTAATATGGGTAGAGGAAAGAGTCTAAATAGACAAACGATATCGTCCAATAATAGAATATATCACTTAAAAACAAAGATAATTAACCCTAGTATTATGAAATGCGGCTACTTTTATATAAATCTATGTAAAAATGGAATAGCGACCCCAGATAGAGAAAAATATCATAACGGTACCAGTGTCAAAATTCTATCAGAAGAATATAAAAAGCCAATTAGATTGGTCTATAAAGTAGTTAACGAAGAAACATACAAATATCTATAAAATATGCCAAAAGAAGAAATTAAACTCTCACAATACGCAAAAGAACAAAATCTTCCGTATAAAAAAGTATGGAATCTTTACAAAGCTGGCGGCCTGCCAGTAAAAACCAAGGTTTCTGAAAGCGGGCGAGTCTCGATAGTAAGAGAAGCCAAGGCTTCGGTAAACTTGGACGCGAATCTTGGTCAACTAGCCCCGCCGCTGGGAACCGGCGAAGGCAAACAAGAAATTTACGCCTCCCGGCGCAATAAAGCCGCTACTTCTAGTCCCACGGATGAGCTATTCCATATTCGGGATGGCATATCTCCTTTTGCCACCTTTAGCCATGAAAGATATGGATCAGTAGTTAATATGAGTGAGATTTTTCATCTCACACAATTAGCTTATTATAATTTTGCCATTATTAAGAATACTATTGATTTAATGACGGAATTTAGTACGAATAAGATTTTCCTTAGAGGGGGGAATAGTAAGTCTCAAAAGTTTATTTATAACTGGATGAACAGTATTAATCTGTTGGACTTTCAAGACAAATTTTTCAGAGAATGTTATAGAAGTTGCAATGTTTTTTGCTATAAAGTAGAAGGAGAGATTGACCCCAAAAATATTGGAGAGCTAAACACAACTTTTGGGAGCAAATTAGATGGCAAAACTAAGTTACCAATTAAATATATTATTCTTAACCCAGCCGATATTAATATTCAAGGCGGAGCATTATTTTCTGATTCTGGATATCTAAAATTACTAAACCCATATGAGATCGCAAGATTGAGGGCGGGGAAAAGCCCTGGTGATAAGGCGATTTTAAACTCGTTTGATGCTAAGATCCAGCAAGAAATTAAATCTGGTAGTAGCTCAATTTTAATTCCATTAGACCCAGATTTGGTCACAGCAATCTTTTATAAAAAGCAAGACTATGAAGCTCTAGCGGTTCCGATGATATATCCCGTTTTGAAAGATATAAATTGGAAAGCCGAGATGAAAAGAATTGATATGGCCGTAAGTAGGGTTATGCAGAATGTAGTGCTTCTAATTAAGATGGGATACGAATCAAAGTCCGGGAAATATATGGTAGATAGAGAAGCGATGGCGGCGATGAGACAGCTATTTGAGTCTGAGAGCGTTGGAAAAACCCTAGTTTCGGATTTTAGTACTGAAGTGGAGTTTAAAATTCCAACGATTGGAGACTTTCTCGACCCCAAGAAATATGAAATAGTTAATACCGACATTAAAGAGGGATTAAACACAATTCTTGGTGGAACCGATTCTAAATTTGCTAATCAATATATTCAGGTGCAATTATTTATTCAAAGACTACAACAAACCAGAGAAATATTTTTAACTAAATTTCTTATTCCTGAGATAAGAACAATTTGCGAAATAATGAACTTTAAGTCTGCCCCAACCCCATTCTTTCAAGATATAGACCTTAAGGATTCCTCAGAATTTAATCGTATATTAGCACAACTTTACCAATATGGCCTTCTTACTCCTTCTGAAGCCCTTACTGGATTTGAGACTGGTCGGTTACCAACGGGTGACGAATCCCTTGAATCACAGAAACTATTTAAAGAATCGAAGGATAGTGGATATTATGAGCCAATAACTGGCGGAAGTCAGACGCAGTTAAAATTGGCCGATAAGACTAGCAAAACCCAGATGAAAACAATAGAAATGCAACAGGAACATGATTCCAAGATGAAAACAAAGGAATTAAAACACAAGGCTGAGAACCCTGAGCCTATTCAGCCTCAGATTCATATTAATGCCCCGGGAATTAAGAAGCCGGTTGGGAAACCGACTGGGCCTGCGGGCAAAAATTCAAAAACTCGAAAGTCAAGCCCCATGAGGGCTTCCGAAGAGTATAGTCTCTCATCAGTCAAGAATAACATAATCTTAGCAGCGGAACTAAAAGATGAGATTGAATTACTATTTCTTAAAAAACATAAAATTAAAGAATTATCGCCCGAACAAGATACCATCGTTCAGGATATTAGAAGTATAGTTATCGCGAATGAAAATCCGGAAGACTGGCTAGGCAAGGCGGCAGAATATTTAGAGAATCCGATTAATTGGAACTATGATAAAATAAATGAAATAGATAATATTGCGGTTAATCATTCCCTAGATCCTTTTCTATCTTCAATTCTTTATGCGTCTAAAAAAGTTGATGAATAAATTATAAAATGCCAAAGACGCAATTTATTTTTAATCAGATAGGCGCATATGTTGGCCCTGCGCCAGCAGGATCGTTCCACTTCCTTGCTGACGATGGGGGTCTAAATAACGACTGGTCAAATGCTTCCGGCACAAACCATTCCTTAGTTTTCCCACTCAACCGGATTATCTCGACATCCTTCTCTTTTGCCCCGAGAAGGACAGTTTTACTTCATTTGGGAGATATTGGCTCTATTGCCCAACCGATACTGGAAAACACTGATATTGTTTTAAATTTAGATTATTATTTAATGGGGTTGATAAACGAACAGCGGCTAGGATTACAATGTAATATTCCATTGGGGGATCCTCTTAGCGGGCCGCCCCTATATGGTACCGGCCACGCCCCTTTGTTATCTGGCCTTTATTCTAGAGATACGGCAGCATCAACTGAGACAGAATTTGGTTGGCCATTACTAACAAGAGAGCCGCGCAATTTGTTTTTTGGCGTTCAAAAAGATAATTTAGATTTTAATAGTACTGCCAGCGGGTCTAGCTTTGCTACGCAATATCGTAATACTGATGTTGATGTATATGCTTTTGGTGATTGCTACTTGACCTCTTATAAATGCTCGGCTGGTGTCAAACAACTCCCAACGGTTTCTACTTCTTTTATCTGTAATAACTTAAATTTATATAGTAGCGGGCTGGGATTACCAATTCCTTCAATTGAACCTACGTCCTATGCTGTCAGGTCTGGATTTAAATTTTCTATTCCTAATAATTTTCAAGGAACAGGAATCCCCACGGTGCTTCTGCCCCATGACATCTCATTATCAATTAAAAGACAATCAAACCAATCGGAAACTCTGGTTAATCTATTTTTAGATTATTCCGACATAAAGATTCAATCGTTTGATTTTGGCTTTGATTTAGCCAGAACCCCCTTATATGGAGTTGGTTATAAATATCCAGCAGATAGGAAGATTACTTGGCCCGCAATGAGCAACCTTAGCATTTCTTTACTTCCGGGCGACCCAAAGGCCAGTTCTTTAGTGGATCTTATTAAAACAGATGAAAACTATGATATTTCTATTAAAATGAACTATCAGAGAGGGAGAATGTTTAATGGGACAGCAATTCAATATGATTTTATTGGGGCAAAATTTGATAGCTATAGTTCAAATTTGTCTATACAAGATAGAAACAGCATTAATTTAGCGTTTACAACCGAATTAGACCCACTGAAAACCAATCGCGGGTTATTTATTAGCGGATATCTTGGGCTTCCCAATACTCCCCTCAGCCAAGATTTTCTAATAGATGACCTTGATTTTGACGATGTTTATGATGATATTGTACTATTTGAATCATTGGATTTATTTGCTTTATCAACTAGTGGATATAAAATTCTATATTAACTGTAAAGATAGATAACAATTAATAAATAAAAATATGGCGAATAAAACAGTAAGACAATTACCAGATTTAGTTATTCCTTCGACTGGCAGTATTACCTATGGAATAGAGGGGTCCCAGTCGTATCAATTAGTTATTGACCGTATTGCCCGGCTAATGATTACTGAATATGGATTATTTAATAATCCACTTAATACTTCGGTTATGAGCAGCGGGAATGCAGAAGTTATATTAAATGGATTAAATAATGCCGCTACCGCAAAATTAGAAATAAGCCGAATTAACTTTGATTTTATATCTGGATATTTTGATATTGACGGCGGAACATTCTACGATACTTATTCTAATTCTTCTAGTTACGATGGGGGCGTTATATAATTTATGGCTGATGGAGGGAATTTTTCTACAGATGTAGACGGTGGAACATTTGTTTTATCAAATAATATTTATGGGAATCTAGATCTAGATTTATCTTCTACTTATTTATATGATGCGGGGAACGAAACTTGGGAAGCAGCTTCGGGGAGTACTCATGGGGTTATTGTTAAAACTGGGATGCTCTCAAGATTTTATCAAATTTCCGCTATAAATATCGTAAATCAGCCAAATCTAACCGCAGACAATCAATTATTTAGCATCTTAGCCGGTACGGGCTATGATATATACGATACCACTAATCAAATAATTTATGGGAAAACATCCCACTATAATTTTGATATCAGTGGGGTCACCGCGAATGGGAATATAGTTTCCAAACGAATTTCTTCACCAACAAATGGACCCAATTATTATCCTTATCGTGGTTATGTCTCCGACACTAATATCGTCCCCTCCGAGGACCTATTGTATGTTTATAATTTAGATAATCAAGAAAGTATTGATATTAAAAATTATTATTTCTCCATGAGAACTGGGGTTACTGGAGCAAATATCCTAGGGATAAATTGTGGTGTTGGTTACTCTGGAGTCCGTACGGAT